AGAAACCTAAACTCTTATCTAGATACAGCAGCATACAACTTCCTAAGGAAGAAAGCATTAGAAGCAATTCAGTTACAGATTACCGTACCAGGCAATATGAAAATCAATGCTGGTGACGGTATCAAGGTAGAAATTCCTCGTATGCAAGTCAAGAGGAAGAAAGCAGAACTTGACAAAGTTTACTCTGGGACCTATCTTGTAGGAGGTATTGAACACTATTACAGAGTGTCCGAAATGAAGTCCACCCTTCATCTATTAAAGGATTCAATTAAAGTTGCGCCTAAATAGTAGTAAGGATTAACAAAAAGAACAATGGAATCCGTAGAACAACACATAGCAAGGGACGAAGAAATTCTTCAAGATCCCCAAACAAATCCGCAGATGCGTCGCCACATTGAAAGCGAACTGCATGATTTGAAAGATTATGTAGAACATAATAAAACAGCTATTGAAGCAGGAGATCACCACGATCCAAGTTATCTTGAATTGTATTGTGATCAATTCCCATCTGAACCAGAATGTCTAGTATACGACGATTGACAAACTGATCAGACAGTGCTATAATAACAATGCGAAAACAAACGAGTTCTTAACTACTCTGACTTAGAAGCAGAGACATGACGTTAGGGTAATGCAACAGACCCTCAGTTTTGTTTTCGCTCACCTCTTACACTCCAGAACGATGCGACTCAAAAACCACGAATCCCCGAGGAAGATGGGTCGTAATTCACGATCTAAACTTGCTTCGGCACGTCTTAGACAAATTAAAAAACGCACCAAGATGCAACTTAAACGTCTTGGTGCTTTCTAATGATATATTATGCAAATTTTTCCAGCATTTTCGTACCCTATTTTAATTGACGACTTTGATATTTCTGATACTCTAATTAAAAATCTAGAAGAGTCGTGGGACGATGTAAAAAGAGAGAATGATATTTTTATCCATGATGGTAAAGTCAAAGGTTGTGAAGGATTTTACAATTGGGTAGAAGAAAGAGCAGGTTTCTTGTTAAAAGAGATCATGGGGTATAGTAATACGATCTCCATGACTCATACTGAAGTGCAAGTATCACATATGGGTAGTCAGATCCCTGCACATACACATAAGAAGACATATCTGACTGGATACTACATGGTAAAATATAATGAACAGGACGGTCATACACCTCTAGTGTTTGAGAATCCTTTCAAGAATACTATGGTGCCCTGTATTGAATTGGATGAAGAGAAACCTACGATGTGGAATACTGCTAACTTTATTGCACCCGTAAAGGAAGGACAGTTGATTATCTTCCCGTCTAACCTTGTACATTTCTTCCCTAAACAAGAAGCGAATGATCGTACGATTGTCTCTTTTGATTTCGTCGCTAAATAATTAACACCCCATTAAATAAGAATGGCAGCATACGTTGACAATATTGTAGGTGAAGCATCCACAGACTTTCTGGGAAAGGATGGGTTCATCTGGTGGGTTGGAGAGGTTGAAGATACTAAAGACCCCCAATACATCGGTAGAGTAAAATGTAGAGTTCTTGGATTCTATACTGGTCCTCAAGCAGGATTTAGGAAGGATCTGGAAACTAAGGACTTGCCATGGGCAACTGTACTGCAACCTACTGATCAGGCAGGTATTGAAGGTGTTGGTAAATCATCACACCAATTGAGACCTGGCGCTATTGTCATGGGATTCTTTCTTGATGGTGAAGAAGCACAGTTCCCTATTGTTATGGGTGTGCTTAGGATTAGTACAAATGCAGCAAAGAAATTAAACGGTAAGGATAGTACATTCTTGTTTACGGATGCTCCTAATAAAGAGGACATTAACCCTGTTAATAAAGAAATTGGTGCAAATAGCACAGACATTGATAAGACACAGACAAGCGGTATCCACAACACCGTAAAAACACCTGGTGAACCTGATACTCCCACATCATCAAAGTCACCATCAAACGCTGCACAACAGGCACCTGCAACATATACAAACACTGCGAAACCATCGGTCAGGTCATCTGGTATCCCTGCAGCGTCTGGTGTTGGTGGTCCTTGGAAGACGTTAGACATTAAACTTACTCAATTAGTAGAAGACTTAGTAACAACTGCTGCTGCTGTTGTTAAGAATGAGGAAGGAGAGTTCGTTGATGTATTTGAGAATAAGATTGTACACATGGAGGAACTGACTGATAAGATTCAGGGATTCTTGTCTGCAGTATTTTCTCAGGTAGTATCTGCATTCAAAGAACAGTTGACTATTATTGCTGGTCAGGCAATGGATGCTGCTGGATTGATTGCTAGGTTTACTGGTATTCCATTTGTTGTACTACAATTTGTACAGACAATCATTCAAATTATTCTGGGACAAATTTGTAGTCTGGATGGTTTAGTTGCTCAGATGTTAAGTGACCCTATGGGAGTCATTACAGGAATTGTAGATGATGTTGTATCTGGTGCATTGAGTCAGGCACAGGCTGCACTTTCTGGTGTACAAGATCTTATCAACCAAGTAACATGTTCAATCAAGAATGGTCTTGGAGTTGTTAAGCAAGTTCTTTCATTAGTACAGAAAGCAACTTCAATTGCTTCAGGATTCAATACACTTAAAGATACATTTGAAAGTGGAAAAGATATTTTCTCTGCTGCTACTAATGTTAGCAAGATTGACCTTGCGTCTATCGGTAAGTTTATTAGTATTATTTTCTCTCTATTTGATTTCGGAGGATGTAACCGAAAGGCGGGTAAGAGAGCGTCAACTAGCAAACAGTTCTTCCCGTTCTTTGGTGTTACGGGATGTAGTTCGGATGAGTTAGGAGGACCGCCAGGTGGAGGTTCATCCTATCCTGACTGTGGTAAGTCTGGTGGAGGTGGAGGTATCATTGACTCTATCTTCAATGATGCGGATCCATACTTAAATGCTGCTACCAGTTTCATCAATGGTGCATATAATTTACAACTAAGTACGCCTGGTAGGGAAGCAACCATCACTAGGATGGCATCAGGTGCTACGATTACTGACGTTGCGTTAGAGAACAATCAACACGCAAAGTATAAGTTATTACAGGCAGATAGAACTCCTGAAGAAGCAGCAAAGGAATCAAAGAAATTAAATGATAAGAAGACAGATGCTGCTGATCCTTTAACTGGTACTCATGTTGACATTCCTGGTACATTTACCAGTGAATTTAAGAAGGACATGTGTATGTCCGTTGGTAAAGATAATATCATTACTGTTGATGGTGACTACAGACTGAAAGTAACAGGAGACTTCCACTTAGAAATTGGTGGTGGTATGTTTGTTGACGTTGCTTCTGCACCTAATGAAGGTGAGTCGCAAACACAAAAGTCTCAAGTCAATATCGCTTCTGACTTTGCAATGGATGTTAAAGGTCATTGTCAAGTACAGGGTATTGGTACAACTGTTGCAGGAAAAGGTGGAACTAACGCTGAAGTTATTGCTCCACAAGGTAATACTAAGATTGATGCTCAGGGTTATGAAATCAATGCATCTGAGATCAAACTATCTGCAGCAAACTCTATTACAATGATTGCTCCATCGGAGTATCATTTCATCAATACACTGGAAGGAATCATTCCTAAGGCAAAAACTGGTATCTTCTCTACTGTTGGAGGACCTGTTGATTATGTCTTAATCCCTGCAATCAGTGGAGATCCTATTCCAAGATTTTCTATTAACACAGTTGGACCTTTCTTAGTCAACTGTGCTGCTGGTGGTGCTTTATTCACAGTCGCTGCTGGTGTATTCTCAGTTAACGTTGCTGCAGGTGCTTGTACCTTGGCAGCGTCTGCTGCATGCTCTATCACTGCAGGTGCTGCAGTCAACATCACTGCTGTAGCAGCATGTAAAATTTCTGCTGCGACCATCTTGCTAAACTGATTTATTTGTGCTAGACTGTGGTTGCCTGAAAAAGACCCCATGGAAACCGAACAAGAATCTTTCCTTCAGCATGTCTTCGTCAACGTTTCTAAGCGTTTGGTAAAGATTATAGATACAGAAGGATACGAAGAAACTATCCAGTGGAAATTTGATGAAGAGGGTGCAGCGGGTTTTGCTGAAACTCTTGAGAGTTTCCGTAAGATTGACGATCCCGATCTCTTTACATATACCTATGAAATCGTTTCTTGAGATTAGTTCGGAAGAACTAGAGAAAAATTTTGAATTTATTGTTGACCTTTGTAGTTCAAATCAACAACCATTTCGCGTACTACATAATGGTAAGTATGTGATGCTACTACCTGTTCCCGAAAAGAACACTGTAGATCCCAACATTGTTGACCAAGTTGAGGACTTGAAAAAAGAATGGATGCAGCAAGTGGAAGCGAAGAATTCATCGCAACCATAGTTGGTCGCTATACCAACAAAAAACAGGCACAATCAGATCCAACTGGTTTCAGTTGGAAATGGATAGAGTGGATTAATCTAGGCAACAACACTCTACAATCCCGACAATGGGATCATCATACGAAGAACGTCTATCGTGAACGTAACTTTATCGTAGAGAATCAAAATAGTAATATACTATTAGTTAATCACGACATCAATTGGAACTCACAAGAGTGTGACATACTCTGGATTCCAACTAAAGACGGTTGGAAAAGTGAGGGTAAATGTCACTTCGGAAAAATGGATATCTACTACACAGGATATCTAACTAAAAAACAATATCGTACATGGGATCGTGGATTCCAAAACGGTAAGCAAATCATTGGTAATACACAAAGTGAATTCATCTTTGACAAACAAGGACTATAAAATATACGATATTGAACACGTCCGTCAGTATCAAACAGCAATTGCTGAAGCAGCACTGCAAACAAGTGGAGTTGTGTCATCTGTACTGGATGGTGTAGGATGGCAAGGTGGTAAACATGAACATGATCCTGAAGCATGTCCAAACTCTACATGGTTGTATGGATACTATAATTTCTTTTCATCTAGGGTGAAAGATATTGTAGTATATGATTTGTTTGCTCATGTCAAGAACGCATTGCGTGATTATATTGGCATGGAAGAGAGAGCATGGACACAGTGTTGGATCAACACTCACCTAGAAGGTGGATTATTACACAAACATCATCACCAATATCCTATTCATTGGTATTTGTCTATCTACCCACAAAATACTCAAACTGTATTTTATAAAGGTGATGAAGAATTATACCGCATTGATAATGAACCAGGTAAACTCTACATTGGTCCTGGTGACAGACTACATGAAGTAGTTCAAACTGGTGAGTTTGATGGAATGCCAAGAGTCACACTCGCAGGTAATATCCTAAGACCTTCAGATACTACATATCGTGACAATACGCTGTCATTCATACCTATCTAATGTATATTGTAGATGACTTCTTTGATAATCCTGACGAGATCCGTTCTCTTGCGTTAAAACAAGAGTATGGTAAATGGGGTCATGATAATTATCCTGGTTTTAGATCCAAGATGATTCCATTAATTGATCTTAATCTCTGGGAAACTTTACAATCAAAGTTAATGTCATTCCCTATCTGTCAAAAGATGGGTGTCAATTCTATGAAAGCAGAGTTTGCATATGTACCCAAAAACTTTGGTCAAGGTTGGCCTCACGTTGACGATGATGCTACTATTGCTGGTGCTATCTATCTTTCTCCAAGTCCACCCATGGACTCAGGCACCTGCTTCTATGAACCTAAGCATCCTCTACAACCTCACTTAAAGTATGACCGTACTAAGTTCTTCATGGATCCTGATAGATACTATGAAGAAGCAATGACTGTCAACAAAGAAATTCGTTCATGTTATGATCAAGTACATGCGGTCACCAACGTCTACAATCGGTGTGCCATGTGGTTAAGTAAGATTCATCATTCAGAACAAAAATTTTTCGGTAAAACTATTGACGATTCAAGATTAACTCTGTTATACTTCTTGCATCGCACATAACGGGAGCGTGGCGGAATCGGTAGACGCACCAGACTTAAAATCTGTTGACCTTATGGTCGTGGGGGTTCAAGTCCCCCTGCTCCTATGTTCGCATCAAGACATAACCTTGACCAAAACAATGATTGATTATATAGTAATTTCTAAATAATCAAATAATCAACTAATCTATCATGCAAATAAAACTTTGGTACAGCATTGATATGAAGAAGTGGCGTTGGTCTCTAACTGATGAAGAAGACAATAGTGTACAAGAGACTGGTCAAAGACATCTACTACATGAAGCAATGAATGATGTTGCCAATACAGTAGAATATGTGCTACAATCTAAGATACCTGCATAATTTTTATGGCATATTTGGTACACCCATTACCACCCAGAAAAGTATGGGTAAAAAAAGAATACTTATATGACCTAGAAAAAGGTCATGGAGAACTTACACCTGGTATTTGGATCTCGGTAAGAAGTATCCAAGCAAAAGCATTATATTTTGAGACATTGTTGACTGATTATGGTGCATTGTTTGATAAATTACCTCTAAGTGCATTTGTATGGAAAGAGGACATTGATTGGGATAAACAGTTACCATTGGACGTATTAGAACTATGGGACTGTTTTGACTATAACATCACAGTTGTAGAGAAACCAATCTTAGGAAGATGTCAGTTCTTTGGTAAAGACAAGAGAATGCATGCAGGAGAGTATGAATTCACTATTGATACTGCACATCCAGACTTCTCTGTATTGGATGTAAACTTCTCAGAACATGATCCTGAGCATAAGACATTCAATATTATTGCACTAGATAATGGACAGTTTGCTGCTCAACCGAATAATCGTTGTCAATTCTTTGATAACAGTTTAGTTGACAATGATAACCTCAAGAGACCTGACTTCAAAGTATGCACACAAAACTACGCAGTAGAGACTCTACCTAAGTGGTGGTCTGTGGGACATACAGACGAGTGGGCATATCAGACAAAGGAGGAAGAGGACTTGCAATCTCAGGAAACTGTGCTAGAATTACCAAAGGAACTTTTAACCGAGGACACCGATGACAACTAAGCGTCAATTCGTTTCTAGTAAAGGAGAAACGTGGGAGTGGGACGAAACTCCTGACACACGCAAAGCGATCAAACGATTGCAAATGGATATTGACGAGCGTATTCGTCAATTAGAAAAGGAGGCACCTGATTATGGTGTCGGTAAGTGATGGAAGTTATAATTGATAACAGTAACCAACCTGAATTCCCAAACAACATGAAACTCAAGTCACCTGAAGAGCATAGAAAAGAAATGTTGGCAGATGCCATCACTGATTATTTGAATGATCAGAACGTTAGTTCATCCGAACTTTACTTGACAATGAAAGAGATTGTCATTGACTGGTCTAAATACCATCAAGAGCAAGCGCAAAAATCACAGCAAGTGGTAGATTTCATGTGTGGTCGTTTGACACCAAGTAAAAAGCATGGGAACCTTGACGCACTTGACTGAATGGGAGAGTTATAGAGAATGTTGTAAGTCACTTGGAGTGCCTTGGGATACTGCCCGAAGACTCCGAGCATTCATGAAGTACAACATCCTCTATCCTAGAACGTATAAATAAAAAAGTAGCAAGATACTGATTCTGTGGCAACCAAAAAAATATCACAGTTAGATGGAATTGATGACGCCAATTTGTCGGGAGAAGCAATTATTCCCGTCGTGGTTTCAGACCCCCTGATCCCTAACCGAAAATCTAAAGTAAATCAACTTTTTAAGACCGTAGCAGCGGGAACTAAGGCGGCGCCTGGTTTATGTTTTGACTTGGATAGAAATACTGGACTATATCAGAATGCCTATGATCAAATGGGTATCTCTTATGGTCAAGGTGGTTTCTACTTCTCTAGACTAGAGAATACAGATGGATCTTCTACTAACCTCATCACAGTTGCTGATGACCTTGCAACTAACTCAAACATTATTATTTCACCTAAGGGTGCTGGTAGAGTAGAGGTTACTGGTCAACTATTACTAGATGACTCTAAGTTTGTCCTCTATGATAATAGTGACAATACAAGAAAGGCAAGATTTGAAGTTGGTAATATTGGTAATACCTCAGGTATCAGAGTATTTACTTTACCTGAGATTGTTACTGGTGGTGGTACTGTCCTGCTCGGTGATGATACCAACCAGTTAATTACTAACAAAGATATTATTATTGAAGATCAACGCTTCACTATTCGTGATGGTGTTGGTAACAATGAAAAGAATGCTAGGTTCACATTTGACTGGGATAATACTGTAACTGGTACTAAAACTTATCAGTTACCTGATCCTGGTATTGCTGTTATTACCAGTGAACTGATTGATGATGTATCAACTCAGAATCTTTCTGCTAAGACTCTGATTGATGGTAAGTTAGCATCAACCACAGCAACAGACGCACCGACAGCGACGTTTGATACTTCTGCATTAGATGCAGACCGTACAATTACATTCCCTAACTTATCACTAACCTTAGTTGGTACTGATGCTACTCAGACAATGAGTAACAAGGTCATTAAAGACCTGATTCTTGCTGATGCTACTACAGAGACGAAACGTGTTCGTCTTAAGTGTGATAATCAATTTGAATCTCTCAACTATGCTTTTGAGTTTCCTGGTCAAAATTTGAACCAATCATCTGGTTCTAGTACATTAGTAACTACAAATGCATCTCAAAAACTAAGTAATAAAGAACTAAATAGAGTATTACTAGTTGATGATCTTTCAGAACAACGTAGTGTTGTAGTTGATTTAACAAACATTACACAGAGGAGAACAATTAAGTTCCCTGATTCTGATGCTACATTGCTGTCTACTGACAACGTAACCTTAGACGACGTACAATTTGGTGCTGGTATTGGTGCTCAGAGATTAACCTCTCGTGTTCGTCAACAACAACTTTATCTTTCTCAGATTTAATAAACAATGGCAACTAACACAGGCGCACTCGCCAACTTAAAACCAGCATCTGCGACTGCGACGACACTTTTTAAGAACGACGTAAAGAGTAGCACGACTGGTACAGTCATCATGAATTGTGATGGCACAGGTGCTGATACCTATAATATTTCGCTCAGACGATTTGATCAAGAATTAACTCTGGATGCAAACACATATAAAATTCATCGTGGCGATATTATATCAAATCTAAAATGGACTCTCTCTGCTAGTATCCCCTTAGAGGATGCAATTCCTGGTACTAAACTTACTAGCACAGACGGTGAAAAGTGTGCTTATCTGTTGGATGTTGTTGAACCTACGACTACAGAGTATGATGTAAAATTCAAATCTCTGATTGCATTTACACTAGAGAACGTATCTGACGGTGCTTCATCTACTGACCCTGACTATGCAAACGGTGAGACAGTTTCTAACGGTTCAGGTGTATCAGGTGTTGTATATGAAAACGTACCTGGCACTAACAACGATGCTGTACTTTGGTTAGGTGATATTACAGGTGGTACTTTCGCTGAAGGTGACGTACTTACTGGTGGATCTTCAACTACTGCTGGTACTATTTCTGTTGGTGGTATTGCAACTGCTGCAGGTAGATTTGTATTCAACGATGGTGCTGGTGGATCTGTATTCAGACTTCAGAATGAAATTCAACCAGAACTTCTTACTGACAGAGTATATAAGTTTGATGTATCTGACAGTAGTATGACTGGTAAGGTACTTCAGTTCTCTGATACTAACGGTGGTACTAATAATAGTGGTACTGAATTTACTACTGGTAAAACCACTTCTGGAACTGCTGGTCAGGCAGGTGCATTTGTACAATATGATTTGTCAGGTGCAGAATTAGTCAGTACATTCTATCCTTACGATCAAGCAGACGCAACTTATACGGATGATAGTTCGTATTTTGTTTTCTCTGACACATATACTTTCAATCAGATTTTTGTATATACTCAGGTAGATGAGGGATTACAGACCCCTGATCAATGGGTTATTACTGACGCATTTACTTATCGTGATGTTACCTACGCTGTGGACGCTGTTGCAGGTGATTCCTACGCTACAGTTTTAGGTTGGGATAAAGCAAACAGTAAGTTGCAAGTAACAATTGGACCTGGTTCTGCATTGTGGGTAGGTACTGATACCTTCTTAGATTGTCCCAGACAAACATCAACAACTAAAGCAACTATTACTGTTAGTAGCGTAAGTAATACTTCTACTGCTGATGTAATTGTTAATGCTGATGCTATTGCTCAATCTACATCTGAAGAGCGTAAAGGTTTGATTATCGGACCTGGACAATCTATCATTGTAGAATCTGCAAACGGTCGTACAGTATTTACATTGGATGCATTCCAAGATACTGTAAATGAAGTAACTAGTTCTCTCTACCAGAGATCTTCTGATTATCAGACTGGTGTGTCTGGTGGTGGAGAAGGAGAAGGTGGTGGAGAATAATCCAATAAATAACTCTGAAGGATAAAGACTAAAAGATGGCACTAACTCGTCTTAAGAATATTATCACGTCCCGTACGGGTCGTATCATTTACGTCAACCCTGACGATTTTGATGCCAGTGATAGTATTGACAACAGAGGTAACTCCTCACTCAGACCGTTCAAATCTCTGCAACGTGCATTCCTTGAGGTGGCACGTTTCTCATATCGTGTTGGATTAAGTAATGACGAGTTTGATGCCTTCAGTATTCTCTTATATCCTTCAGAGTATATTGTTGACAACAGACCTGGCGAAGTATTATATACAAATATTCCCCCACTAGACGCTAACTCCAACATGGATGTTACGTCTCCTAACAACGTATTATATAAATTTAATTCAGTTGAAGGTGGTATGATCGTACCTAGAGGTTGTTCTCTAGTTGGTATGGATCTTAGAAGGACTAAGATTATTCCTAAGTATGTCCCCTATCCTACAACATTCCCTGCTAAAGGTATCAACACCGAAGAACAAGTTCCTTCAAAGACTGCTATCTTCCGTGTTACTGGTGGTTGCTACTTCTGGCAGTTCAGTTTATTTGATGGCGATTCTACTGGTGTATATTACAAACCTGATGATTCAGAAACAATTCCACCATCTTATTCGCATCACAAACTTACAGGTTTTGAATTCGCAGACGGAAACAATACATTAAGTCAATTAATTAACGATCTAGGAACTGTAGAAAACTCTGCAGAGATTACAGGATCATCTATCCCTAACCTATTAGAAAGAACAGACCTAGACATTTACTACCAGAAAGTATCTCGTGGTTTTGCTACCATTCCTGATACATCTGGTGACCCTGCAACTGACCAAATTCAGGCAAGGGTAGAAGAAAACAGAATTGTGGGACCGATCTCAGATGAATTTAGAGTTCTCCAAATTACACGCAATGGCAACACTGCTACAGCAATTACAGTTGACGAGCAGAATAACCCTAAGAACCACGGATTTTCTGTTGGTGTTAACGTTAACATTTCTGGTGTCACTGGATCTACTGGACCCCAAACAGACTTAGACGCACAGTTATATAATGGTTCGTTTGCTGTTACTTCAGCATCTGGTAACGTATTTACATATCAGTTAGCAGAAGAACCATCTGGTAATGCTGTTGGTTCTAACATTGTTGTTAAAGTTGAGATTGATACTGTTGACTCAGCATCACCTTACATGTTCAACCTATCACTAAGATCAGTGTGGGGTATGAATGGTATGCATGCTGATGGTGCCAAGGCAACTGGATTTAAGTCAATGGTTGTTGCCCAGTATACGGGACTATCATTGCAGAAAGACGATAGAGCATTTGTTAAATATAATGCTACGACAGGAAACTATGATGAGGGAGGACCTGGTGCTCACTTAGATGGTTTTGCTGAATATAAAAAAGGATGGCGACATACTCACGTTATGTGCAGTAATGACTCATTCATTCAGGTGGTGTCCGTGTTCGCTGTGGGATATGCAGATCACTTTGCTGGATTCCAAGGTGCTGACATGTCTATTACTAACAGTAATAGTAACTTTGGTAATACTGCATTGAGATCAAAAGGATTCAAGAGAGCAGCATTTACTAAAGATAAAGCAGGCACACTTACACATATTATTCCACCTAAGTCACTTGCTGATGTTGATGAGATCTCAGTCAACTGGACTAACATTGATATTAAGAGAACACTTACAATTAACCCTGCACTTGCTGGTCAGGGTGGTGTACTTGGATCTAGATTATATCTCTATGGATATACTAACGAGACAGCACCGCCACCGAACAAAGTTCAGGGTTATGTGATTGGTGCTAGACAGGATGGTTTAGGTGCTAGTGCAGTACCTGACAAGATTAATTGTTTACTTATTCCTTCACCAGGTTCTGCACCTGAGATTAAAACTGCAGAGATCAATCCATTTGGACCTAACGTATCTGGTACAAGTGCAGGTGGTGATGGATCTCCTATTCAATTTGATAGTAGTACATATACAATCGGTGGTGTTGCTAACACAGTCGGTGGTTGGTATATATCCGTTAATGCTACTGACAATCAAATCTATCAAACTCTAGTTAATAATAGTAGTTCTGGTAACCCACCAGGCACATATGCTAACCTGAACTTTACTCCTACAACGTTCATTAAGCGTGTACCTGATGCTAGAAACCTGACTGACAGAACTTATCGTGTTCGTTATGTCATTCCTAAAGATCAGAACCCACCTCTACCTAGATCACCTATTGCAGGTTTCGTATTACAACCGAACAATACTGATAACACAGACTATAAGTTATCTAAGTGTTATTATATCTACGACATTCAAGAAGTTCAGAAGTTTGAGCGTGGTATAAGTGATGGTATATTCTATCTCACATTATTGTGTGGTAGTATCTCACCAACAACATCAAACTTTGACGACATGGCATTCTCTCAGAATGTTAATGAAGTTTATCCTGCATTTGACAGAGACAATCCAAACGCAGATCCCGAAGCATCTGTATCTGTTGCTGACAATGAAACAATTGGTTTAGTATATGGTACTGATGGTGCATCTCCTGTACCTGCAAGGGATGATCAAAGAAGTATTACTAAGGAAGCAACTCTATTCTTATTAAATGATACTGGATGGGTCGCTGGATCCTCACCAGGTTGGAATAGTATTAACAATACTCTATCTGGTATTGAATTGACTGCTAGATTAGGTGATGAAGAAACTAGAAAGATTCCTATTCTACAGGATAGTGCAAACAATGATGCACTGGTTCCCATTAACGTAGAATTAAGACGACATTCTATTCTTAGATCTGGTAACCACACATTTGAATATACTGGTTTCGGACCAGGTAACTATTCAACTGCATTCCCACAGACACAGGTTGAAACTCTATCTGATGAACAGATTAGATTATCACAGTCTCTGAAAGAGGAAGCAGGTGTTGCATTCTACTCTGGACTTAACTCTAACGGTGACCTATTTATTGGTAACCAAGTTATCAACCCTGTTACTGGTCAGATCACATCTGAAGATATTGCACAGTTGAATGTATTGGGTGAAGAGAATACTACCATTGAAACATTCTCTGAAGTTGTTATTACTGACAAACTAACTGTTATCGGTGGTGCAAGTAACAACTTAGAATCTATCTTCTCAGGTCCTGCTACATTCCAAGGCACTATTACTTCTCAGAAAGATATTCTTGCTAAGAAGTTAACATACAATAACCAAGATGGTACGGTTCTTAAATCTACTCTCTTAGCACCTGAATTGAAGACTGGTACTCCCCCAGTTGGTCAAGGTACACCTGATTTAAGTGCAGTATTGAACTACAATGCTCCTAGTGATGGTGACATTGTATATAATATTGACTGGGAACCTGGTAAAAACTTAGGTTGGATGTATTATGAATCTGTATGGTATAA